ATGCTCGGGTGTACGGCGATGCTTGGGTGTACGGCAATGCTTGGGTGTCCGGCAATGCTCAGGTGTACGGCGATGCTCGGGTGTCCGGCAATGCTCAGGTGTCCGGCGATGCTTGGGTGTCCGGCAATGCTCTGGTGTACGGCAATGCTCGGGTGTACGGCGATGCTCGGGTGTCCGGCGATGCTCAGGTGTACGGCAATGCTCGGGTGTCCGGCAATGCTCGGGTGTACGGCGATGCTTGGGTGTACGGCGATGCTCGGGTGTCCGGCAATGCTCAGGTGTACGGCGATGCTCGGGTTGAGAACGATCACATGCACTGTGGCTTTGATTGTTTCGGTTCATGCAACCGACATACGCATGCTTATAAGACAAAGGGAAATAAAGTCGAAATAACCTGCGGCTGTTTCCGTGGAAGCCTGGAGGAGTTCGAGAAGAAAGTAGAGGAGACGCATAAAGGCACAATCTACGAGAAGCAATATAAAGCCATCATCAACCTGATTAAGATTAAGTTCGGAATCGATGGATAGAAAGTTGACACACGGCAGCTTGTTCAGCGGGATTGGAGGTTTTGACCTTGCCGCCGAATGGATGGGATGGACAAACGTTTTCCATTGCGAGATAAACGAATTTTGCACACGAATCTTAAACCACCATTTTCCAAATGCAGAGCACTATGCAGACATCACAAAAACCGATTTCACCCCATGGAGGGGGAGAATCGACGTTCTTTCAGGAGGGTTCCCTTGCCAACCTTTCAGCCTTGCCGGACAACGAAAGGGAGCGGACGATGACCGTTACCTCTGGCCTCAAATGCTACGGGCTATACGGGAGATACAGCCCTCTTGGGTCGTTGGCGAGAACGTTGCTGGCATCCTCACGATGGTACAGCCCGGCGAGGAGGTTGAAGTGGGAAGCCAAACCTCTCTTTTCGGAGAGGCTGACCGAAAAAGAGTATTGCTGCGTCAAGAGTACGTCGTCGAGACCATCTGCCGAGACCTTGGAAGTGAAGGATATTCCGTCCAACCGTTTCTTATTCCGGCTTGTGCCGTCGGAGCACCGCACAGGAGGGACAGGATCTGGTTTGTTGCAAGGCTTGCTGCCAACCCCGATGGCGACCGATGTACGCCATGCGCAGCGAGTGGAAGAATTGAGGAAAGCCGGAGGGAACACCTTCCACAGCAGGAAGAACGGGGAAACGAGGCCGAACGGCTTGACGGACTGGATGGACTTCCATGGACTTCTTCCGACACCCAATGCAACAGAGGGGGAGAAGTGTACAACCAAGTACAACCCCGGCAGCCAAATGGGGAAAGGGCTTACAGCTATGGCGGTAAACGGGATGCTTCCAACGCCCACTGCGAGCGACATTTTTTCCGGGACGCCGAAAGACCGCAAGGACGGAAAGAGCCGGATGGGAGAGTTGAAAAACTTCGTGGCCCGTCAGCATGGACAGGTTTCCCAACTCAATCCCCTGTTCGTAGCGGAGATGATGGGATTTCCCCCGGACTGGACGGTATCACCTTTCCAAAGTGGCGGCAGGAATCCATCAAAGCCTACGGGAACGCGGTAGTACCGCAGGTGGTTTACGAAATATTCAAAGCAATACAAGAGACCTATGAATAATTTGGATAAGAAAATAACATACTCCATCAACCTTTTGCGCAAGGCTGAACCCATGGTCTTGCGTTTAGACCCCGAGAATGGGTTTTATATGGCTTTCTCCGGCGGCAAGGACAGCCAAGCCCTATACCATATCGCACAGATGGCCGGTGTGAAGTTCAAGGCGCACATGAACCTTACAAGCGTGGACCCACCGGAGGTCATACGTTTTGTCAGACAGCAATATCCGGACGTGGAGCTTATAAAACCGAAGATGAGCATTTATGACTTGGCAAAAAAGAAACATATATTGCCTACAAGGAATTTTCGTTGGTGCTGTGCCGAATATAAGGAGTTTTCAGGTTCCGGGAAAGTAACCCTGATAGGCATACGCAAACAGGAAAGTGTAAGACGGTCCAAAAGAAACGAAGTAGAATTTCGCAAGCATAAATTCAGTGGCACATTTGACCAGTGGGAAGAACACGAGGAAACAATGGTGACTTGCGTAGGAGGAAAGGACAAGATATTAGTATCGCCCATTCTCTACTGGACTGAGCGTGATGTCTGGCAGTTCCTGAACGAAGTGATGAAAGTTCCTCATTGTAAACTATACGATGAAGGGCATAAGCGTATCGGCTGCATCCTGTGTCCTATGGCAAGCTACAAACAGAAAATACACGATTGCAAACGTTTCCCGCACGTGAAACACAAATGGGTTCAAACCATTCAGAAACTGATAGATGAAGGATATGTCAACCACAGCTTCCAAGATGCGGAGTTCGGTTTCCGATGGTGGATAAGCGGAAAGAGCTTTGACAAGTTCTATGCCGATGAAGTGTTGCAACAGAAAATTGATTTTGAATTATGAACATAGGATTGCTTACGGTTGACAGCAATTATCCCAATCTTGCACTTATGAAAATAAGCGCATGGCATAAGTCTCAAGGCGATAACGTGGAATGGTACAATCCGTTTACCCATTACGATAAAGTGTATATGGCAAAAGTATTTTCCTTCACACCAGATTATGGCCAATGGGTTACCAATGCCGATTGTGTGGAGAAAGGAGGAACCGGATATGATATACATAAGAATCTACCGGAAGTAATAGACCGGATGCAACCCGATTACAGCCTGTACCCGTCCATCGATGGTAAGACAGCCTACGGTTTCCTTACTCGTGGTTGTCCCAATAGATGCAAGTGGTGTATTGTTCCCCGGAAGGAAGGAAAGATACAGCCTTACATGGATGTGGAAGAAATAGCCGTCAACGGGAGGAACAATCTTATTCTAATGGATAACAACGTGCTCGCCTCTGATTACGGACTGGAACAGATAGAGAAGATTGCACGGTTAAAGTTACGGGTTGACTTCAATCAAGGTTTGGACGCACGTTTAGTAACGGAAGATGTTGCTAAGGTATTAGCCAAAGTGAAATGGATAAAGCGCATACGCTTCGGCTGTGACACACCCGGACAGATTGCTGAATGCGAACGTGCAACTTCCTTAATTGACAAATATGGCTATAAAGGGGAATATTTCTTCTATTGCATCCTGCTTGATGATTTCAAGGAATCATTCAGTCGTGTAAATCATTGGAGGAACAAAGGAGGCAGATTCTTACCACACGCCCAACCTTACCGGGATTTGAACAATCTGCGTCAAATCATCCCTCAATGGCAAAAGGATTTGGCAGGTTGGGCAGACAAGAAATGGATATTCAGAACTTGTGAATTTAAGGATTTTGAGCCGAGAAAAGGATTTAAATGTAAAGAATATTTTGAATGAGTAAAACAAAACTATATTACCTATTCCTGGCAGTCATATGGTGGCTGCTGGGGTAGGTGGAAAGGAGATAAGATGAATAAGATATTTACCATTGCTTATTCAGAGGAAGAAGCAAACGAAATAGGACACTTCATAATGAGTAAAGGCTATGAAGGTGTTCAGAATGACAGCTACAGATATTGTGATATAATGATTGATGCTTGTCTAAGAGAAAATAAAGAACACCACAAAGACCATATTTATGTAGGTGTAAATGGTTATCAAATGGTTGTTGCAAAGACAAAGAGAGGACTAAGACGCAACGGCCTGAAATACATTGAGAAGAAACGAAAATTCTATGAATTATTAAGCAGATATTGAATTATGAAACAAGAAGATATAGAAAAAGCAGCAGTAGATAGCTGTGTTTTTGAAAACAGTATTTTTAATCCTGCATTAACACCGTATTACCAACAAGGATTTAAAGATGGTGCAGACTGGCGCATCAACAGCGTGTGGTATGATGCAAAAGATGTACCACAGCCATTTAGGGCATTTGTGATTTTACATGATACAGAAAACGATTTTATGATGTTAACCCAACATAGTATTACTTGCGATAGTGATTATAATGTTATATATCAAGAAAATGATAATATGATAGCTTGGGCATACATCGAGGATTTGATACCTAATACGGAGGAATGAGTATGTTAGAAATCTTAGAATTTATATTTCAGGACTTTTTCCATTGGCTCGGTACGGTAATACTCATTATCTGTATTCCCTTTCCATTTAGCCATAATAGTTTCATTAGTATCAAAAATGAAAATAAGGAGGATTGAAACATGAACTTGAACGAACTGAGAGACCGTGCCTATAAGACAGCCTGCGAACACGGTTGGCACGAAGAAGAATACAGTAACGAACATTACCTCTGCCTGGTCATATCCGAGCTGATGGAAGCCTTGGAAGCGGACCGGAAAGGAAAACATTCTGATGTAGCAAAATTCAAGGAATGGCAAGGGAACAGTATTCCACTAACCGAAGAAACAAGGTCGAGAAGATTCAAAGAAGACTTTGAAGCATATATCAAAGGAACTGTCGAGGAAGAACTTGCAGATGCCTGCATCCGGTTGCTTGATTATTGGGGAACAACCAATTTTGTAATAGATGATTCATGTTCGGAAGATGAAGTAATTGAAGAATTTTCGCGCATATTCAAAAGAAAAACATTCACTGAATCCATATTCAATATCGTAACCTCAATAACAAGATTTGAAATACAGATTGCCTTTCTAAAGATATTTGGACTTGCCGAACATATTGGAATAGACCTTGCTTGGCACATCGAAAAGAAGATGCGCTACAACGAACTTAGGAGTTACAAACACGGAAATAAAAAGTATTGAAGATATGAAAGCAAGAGTAAAAGAAACAGGAGAGATAGTCGAAGTCGAATATTTGTTTGATGACGGTACTGCGTTTGTCAATGGCAAATGTCTTAAAGGGTATGTCAAAGTATCAAAATTGGACTTCTTTAGCGATTTTGAAGATAAAGAAAAATGGCAGCAAGTCCGCATACGGGCGGCCATAGCGGCCATGCAAGGAATACTAAGCAATGAAGAAGAAGTTGGTTATGCTTGTTCCGAAGCAACGTATAAAGAGAATGAGAAACATACAATACCTAAAGCTGTCGTTCGATTTGCGATTGCTTGTGCCGATGCTTTGGTGGCGGAACTCAAAAAGAAAGGAGGAAGCAATGAAGAATAAAATCATAGCAGCAACCGCAACCGTTTTGTTCATGTCCGCAGCCATAGCCTTTCCGTGGCTTTTTGAAGAATACCTTTTATTCAGAATCATAGCTGTAACCATATTGTTCGTGGTCTTGACGACTTTAGTTTACAAATTTGTCAAGCTCATCCTTGACGACCACGATGAAACGAAACGCAAGAAAACAGATAAATAATTACATTATAATTATTTGCAACATTGATATAATTATATAATAATTATTTTGTATATTTGTATATGATAATTTTTTTGTTATGAGCAAAATAAATTTAATCCAAACAGAAATGATTCCTTTATCTGAAATTGAACAAAATCAAGGTCAGATAAATGGACTTCCCGCAAACCCGAGACTTATACGGAACGGGAATTTTGAGAAATTAAAAAAATCCATCATGGATAACCCTGAAATGCTTTCACTAAGGGAACTATTGGTGTACAAGCATGGTGAAAAATATGTCACCATTGGCGGGAACATGAGGTTGAATGCCTTGCAGGATTTGGAATACCAAGAAGCCCCATGCAAGATTATCCCGCAAAATGCAACAATAGAGCAACTAAAAGCATACGCCATGAAAGATAATGCCCCTTACGGGGAGTGGGATTATGATATGCTTGCCAATGAGTGGGATGTAGAAAAATTGAAAGATTGGGGAGTGGATTTACCCGATGATTGGGGTGTCTCTCCGGATGATTTTGGGGACGGTTTCTCTTTACCTAGTGGAGAGAAATCGCCCTTTCAACAAATGACATTCACATTTGCCGATGAACAAGCTGATATGATACGGCAGGCAATAGACGAAATTAAACAAACAGATTCATACAAGTATACGGAAACATTCGGAAATGAAAACGCGAATGGGAACGCATTATTTTTAATTGTAAGGCAATGGGCAGAGCAAAAGAAATAATTGTAAAGGTTATACCAAGCAGTATAGCCAATCCTTTTATGAGGAAACACCATTATTCGGGTAAGGTCGTAAATAATAGTTGTTTGCATTTCGGATGTTTTCTTGACCGGAAATTACACGGAGTGCTTTCATTTGGACCGTCCTTGGATAAGAAAAAGATAATGCAGATTGTTGATGGTACAAGTTGGAATGAATTTCTTGAATTAAATTGGATGGCTTTCGATGATTATTTGCCACGAAATTCTGAAAGCTATTGCATCGGTAAGACATTACGGATGATTAAGAAGAATGCGCCACAGGTAAAGTGGGTGATATCTTTTGCCGATGGTTGTTCTTGTGGTGATGGAACGATTTATCGTGCTTCTAATTTCGTACTTACAGGAATAAAAGAGAATTTCAATTTGTGTGTCCTTCCGAATGGTGAGAAGATACATAAAATGACATTAGAAAGTAATCCAACTACGCCAAGGAAAGAATTAAATGGAAAGTCTTATTATGATATTACGGGTGGTAGATTCAATTTCAAACGGTATGTTGAAGCGGTAAATGGTCAAATTTTATCTGGATTCCAACTTCGTTACATTTATTTTATAGATAAATCATACCGAAAACGTTTAGTAGTGCCCGAAATTCCTTTTTCACGAATTGATGAATTAGGTGCGGGTATGTACAAGGGCGAAAAGATTACACAGGCTGAAAGGCACGCTATAAAAACTGAGAAACATGGCTAAGTATAATAAGGAAATGATGCAACGCTGCGCCGATTGGGTACGTGAAAACGGCCTGATGGAGTATGGAGGGGCTAAGTTAATGGACTTCTGCAAAGCCATGGGTATCGACAATGTAACCTATTATAACTGGATGGCGAAATCAGAATTTTCAGAAGAAATAAAAAAAGCAAAGGAAAAGTTCAAGGATTCGCTTGAAACGGACATCGTGAAGTCTCTCGCCAACGCTGCCAAAGGGTACGAGTATACGCAGACACAGACGGAATACAAGGATGTGAATGGCTCGCCTAAAATCGTGAGGCAAACGAAGAAGAACATCCGTGTGGAGCCGAATGTCGGAGCTGCTATATTCTTGATAACTAACATAGCACCGGAAAGATGGAAAAACCGTCAAGATTCTAAAGTTGAGCATACAGGCGAAGTAAGTACGGGATTGAATATCACTGTATCCAACGATGAAACAGCAGAACTATTGAAAAAGCTTAAAGACAAGTAGTATATGATTGCGACCAAAGTATATGAAAAGAGCTTGTCGGCATACGTGAATAACGCCAGAATAATAGCCAACAAAGGAGGAACACGATCGGGGAAAACATACTCGGTCATGTCCCTTTTGTTGACTATCATTTTCAGTTCTGAAAAGAAGAGGGTGATAGACATTATCTCCGAATCCATCCCACATCTGAAACGTGGTGCCATCCAAGACTTCACCAATATAATAGATGCGGAAATGTTGGTGGAGGGTGTTGATTACGAATCCAACCAGACGGACAAGACATATACATTCAAATCAGGGTCGCAAATACGTTTCTATTCCGCAGACGATTGGGGCAAGGTAAAAGGAGCCGGTCGGGACATACTTTTCATTAATGAGTGTAACCGTATTCCTTATGAAGTTTTCCGTCAGTTAAGCGTTCGTACTCGTGAGTGCATTTTCCTTGATTGGAACCCGGACAGCGAGTTTTGGTATGAACTAAAAGGAATATCAGCCAGAGCAAACACGATGGAGATTCACTCAACCTATAAAGACAATCCATTTATTACAGCGGAACAGATTGCAGAAATAGAAAGCAATAAAGATGATGAAAACTGGTGGAAAGTTTATGGACTTGGATTGACCGGCCGACCGCAAGGAGTTGTCTACACAAGATGGAAGCAAGTACCGGACATACCGGATGAAGCTAAATTGGTGGCAAGGGGACTTGACTTTGGTTTTACCGTGGACCCGACCGGAATTGTTGACGTGTACATGTTGAACGGTGAACTATGGCTTGATGAACGTTGTTATATGCGTGGAATGACGAATGACAAGATAGCCGATGAACTACGTGGCCTTGCCGGGTCAACAGTTGCGGACAGTGCTGAACAAAAAAGCATCACGGAAATATACAATTATGGTATCAGGGGGATAGAACCGGCAGAAAAGGGTGCGGATTCCATACGTAACGGCATCCAAATTCTTCAAAGGTACTACCTAAACATAACGGTCAGGAGCTTGAATCTGATTTATGAGATACGGAACTACAAATGGAAAGAGAACAAAATGACGGGTGAGTTCTTGAATGAACCAATCGACAAGTTTAACCACCTCTTAGATGCGGTCAGATATGTAGCCCTGAATTATTTGAAAGAAAAGAAACCTGTCAGGCGACCGCGTTCAAGATATATTGAGTTATGATATGACAGTACGTGAATTTTTGCATATAAGCGAGTTTATTTCTGATTATGATAATCTTATCAGAATGGCAAAAGAAATCAAGCCATCGCAATTTGTGTGCGGTGTGAGCAAGCCTGACACTATTAATGACATCACAATGGGAAAACTCATGGAGTTGCAATCAATTTCCAATGATGCTGATTTTCTTATATTGCCTTGTAAAATCCTTTTGGGGGTCAGTGAAGAAACCATATTAAACGAAGATGTGCAGGCCGTCCTATCATTTTCTTTCTGGGTTTCAAAAGAAGTGGAACGGGTTAACAAGCTGTTTTCAAAAGCAAGTGTCGCCCCTACACCTGAAGAACAACAGGCCGGTATTAAGAATTTGAAGTTTGGAATGTTTGGCTTGTTGGACTATTACGCCACACGCATGCACATACCAGATCATGGGGATGTTGAAAAGGTTCCATGGATTCGGGTGTACAAGTGCCTCGACATGGACACAAAGCGGATGAAGTTTGAAAGAAGATTACGTAACATCATAACGAAGAAAAGGAAATGAAAGAAGAAAGCAAATACAGGAGACCGGATGGTTTTCAATCCATAGAGGATAAAATAAGGCTTGTGGCAAGTGAAATGAAATGTGTGCAATACATATTTGAGAACTGGCAAACGGCAAATGTGAAGCTTGACAGCACGGCATTACCGGCCATGCTCAATGTCCTTCCGGCAAGCGGGGTCATGAAGTTTGGCCAACAACAAATAAAGGACTATCCTAATAGTTTGTTTGCCTTCATGGACAAGCTTGATTTGGATTTCGATGGTGAAGAAGCAGATGTCGTGGTGGAACGATGCAAGGCATACGCGCAAGAATTTATAATGAGGGTGAACAAATCCGGATTGTTTGAACCGGTCTATGGGGAAATCCCGTATTCCATCTTTTATGACAGGCTTGACGTAAATGTGGCCGGGGTCACTATTGAAGTGCAATTAAAAGAGACAAAAGGACTGGTTCTGTGTCCGTCAAAGAGCATAGAGGAGGTAATTTATGGAAATGACAGTAACCCATGCGGATGTACAGAAAATACTCGGTGACGAACTTGAATCATTACGTTCAAGAATTATAGCCAACCATGTAGCCGCAAAACAAGTGGCAAGCGGACGCACAAAAGATAGCATCAAAGTTGAACTTACGGAAAACGGTGGGATATTATGGGGACGATTCCCTTTTGGGACTTTGGAAACGGGACGGCGTGCCGGTAGGACACCCCACAACTTCACCGGCATAATCCGGCAATGGATTATAGACAAAGGCATATCCGTGCCACCAATACAATATATACGGAAGCCATCGGAACGATGGAAGCCCAAATATACGCCCCAAGAAAGGGGATTGATGAGCATGGCCGGTGCAATAGCCCACAAGATAAAAACAGAAGGTACTAAGTTATATCGTGAAGGAGGGAGAAATGATATTTACTCACCGGAAATAGAAAAAACTGTGAATAGCATTACCCGAAGAATAGGTTTGTTATTTGAGCAGGAAGTTGAACACATAAACTTAAATACAAAAAATGAGGACGGACATAATAAGTGACGGATGGGGAATTTCCTATCCTGATGCCATTTCATTTGCATTCAACCGCAATTTGATTAGGATTCAAGGAAAAACAGACGACGAAGTAACTGTTACGGTTCAAAGGGAAAGCGTTTCTTATCAAGATAAAAGGGAAACGATTGGTGGTTATGTGCAATTTGACATAAGCGAATACATCCGTTTATTCTTCTCGGTCAAAGAAACAGAACTGGTTCCAAGTTTGGACATTGAGGTACATGTCAGTCTCGACAAAGGAGGTAATTTCAATTTTACCATGACATGTATTTGGGGAGTTATAAATATCGGTGAAACGTTCAATTCCGGACGGAAAGTTATATGGTTCAAAAACTATCCTCAAACAGTCAGCTTTTATTCTTCTGACAACGCGGTACAAGCCCAAAGTGACAATGAACCGCTTAAAGGGATTGATGTAACGCCCGGTATTGTGCATTTGGATTTAGATGGTACTTTTCCAAAAGCACAAAACCATGCTACGATATTGTTAATGGAAGAGTACAAAGCTATTTTTGACTATACCTTTGATTATACCTTCACTTCCATAACTGATAATTTGGTGTTGAACATCGAAATAAGCAATGCCGATTGCGGAATTTTCATCAGGTGGATAGACCGGCATGGCTTTTACCAATATTGGCTCTTTAATCCCGGTGACATTTCATATAAGGTTTCTAACATAGGAGAAGAATCAGAAGTAAATTCTACAGCCTTTCTAGATGTGTATGGAATAACCCGTGTCCAAGGCAAAGAAACCCACAAAACAATCAAGGCATGTTCCCCCTTAGTAGACAAAGAGACATTTGACATGTTACTTGGGCTTTTATCCTCCCCTTTGCCTTCTTTATGGGACGGGAATGAATGGATTCCAATTCATATATCAGAGGGGACTTCCACCCAATCCACTTCTGATTTGCAGGATTTCGAGATTCAGATAGAAATGCCAGAACTTATTTCACAAAAACTATGAGGGACGAACTATATATAAACAACCAACGTGTAGACATGTCGGAAAGTGGTATAAACCTTACTTTCCGTAGTAACTTGCTGTCAGACATAAGCAAGATTGTCAGCAATTACAGCTATACCATCAAGTTGCCCAAGACTGCCAATAACATGCGGATTATCGGCGGTGCGGTGCTTCCAAGCAGTGAGAGTGACTTCCCCTATATTGTCCACTCCGGACGGGTGTTGCGTGACGGGATTATGATTGTTGACAATGCAAACGTGGTACTTTTATCTATTGGTGAGGACATAGAAGTCACGTTATCATGGGGAGCATCATCAAACCTTACGGAACTTGTTTCAGGTAACGCCAAGCTAAAGGATTTACCATTTTCTGATGATACGGATAAAGTCGTGACTTCTGTTTTGCCTGGTTCATCTCCAATGATGCCTTTTATTGATTGGGGGATAGAAATCAATGAAAGTACGTGGAACGCATTCAATCACCCGGTATTAACGTTAAGTACCATTTTTCAACGTATAAAGAATAAATACGGCATTGAAATAGCCTATCCTGATTCTCTCGAGAAAATAGCCGGTCTATGTATCCCGCTTACTTCACAGAACGTAGCGGAGCAAAATCAAATAGATGAAAGGATTGGTTTTGAAATGGCTGAACTTCAAATCGTCCTTCCTGATGACCAATATTATAAACAAAGGCCAATACTGTTCAACATCAAAGGCAATGCTTTTGTAATGATAGGAGGTTTTGACTTTCCGGAAGTGGGGTATCAATCTAACTGTTGCCTTATGGCAGTTAATGAAAGCATAACGTATGACATACATTTAAGAATTGAGGGGGAACGTATTTATACAGATGGTAAAAGTAAAGGTGTGTTCTTTTTAGGAGAAGAGCATATTGACGAATCTTCCGATGATCCTTATCTAACGACAATAGACAAAACGTTATCTGGAGTATCACTCTCCACAGAATCATCGCAGACTGGCTGTATTACATTCCGAGGTTCTTCTGTATTAGGCTTAAGTGCTCCAAGAATACATTCGGCCTATATCGAAGTGTTTCCCCATATAGAAGAGTTTAGGCAGGGGATGACGTTCTATTTCTCTGCCAACATTCCTGATTTAAAGTTGACCGACATTCTAAAAGCTATAAAAAACATGTACGGGTTATATGTAACAACGGAACCGGGTAAATTTATATACCATGAGTACAAAGAGGTGTATTCAAAGAAAACCGTGGCATACGATTGGAGCCAAAAGCTTATATCGAAAGTTAACGTCCCTAATACAACAGAGTATAGGTTGGATGACATTGCCCAATCAAACTTGTTCAAGTATAAAGAAGACGACACAGTAAAAGGGAATTATGACGGAGTTATAAATGTAAACGATAAAACGTTGGATGCGGAAAGGGAAGCATATACTTCCATTTTCGCGGGGACGGATGAATATGGAAAACCTTCAGATAATTCATACGCTCGTATCCCTATCTATCGCTACAATGATTCCGGAGAAGTGGAATATGATGACGTGGAGCCACGTATATTATATAGGCAGTATAACCGTACATGGCGTGCTACTTTTGTAGGTCTTGGATGGGAAACATTAATCAGCGAGTATTACGGTAGCTATATGGATTTTATTACTAAAGCAAAGATAATCACGGAAACCATAAAGCTTTCACCTGTGGACTTAAAAAACATGGACTTATATACGCCCGTGTATTTGAAACAATACGGGGCTTATTTCGCAATACTTGAAATCAAGACCGGAGATAATAACTTATGCGATGTGAAACTTCTAAAATTATAAAACTATGGCAAACGACAAAGTAGAAAAGGTTTTAGACATAAAAGTAAATTATGCCGATGCAATAAAGAAAATCGCCGAATATCGTGCAAAATTAGACAAGGTAAAGGAAACTGAATCCGAACTGAAAAAGCAACTAAATGAAGGACGTATTTCACGAGAGGAATACAACAAGGCTATTTCGGCTACAAAAATAGCATCAGACGAATATAAGTCAACCATAAGGGACATTGAAAAAGTTGTAAAGAACCAAATTAAACTTGACCATGAGCAAGAGGGTTCTTTACGTGGTATGCGTGCGGAATTGTCCAATTTAACACGCGAATACGATGCACTATCGCGTGAACAACGTGAAAACGAAAAGATAGGCGGCGCATTGGCCAAAAAAATCAACGACCTTACGGATGAATTAAAAGAGGCAGAAGAAGAAACAGGGCGTTATTATCGAAATGTCGGGAATTATAAAAACAGTATCCTTGAAGCCATCGGACTTAACAACCAATTCGGAGAATCACTGATGAATCTTGGAGAGGGTTCCAAGGGACTAAAAAAAATAAACACGGATATTAAGGCATTGGGAGCCACCATGAAAGGGTTGCTTACCAATCCTGTATTTCTCGCTTTGGCCGGTATCGTTGGTGCCGGGATGGCATTCAAATGGTTCTATGATTACAACAAGGGGCTTGTAGAGGCGACCAAGTTAACGAAGCAATTCACCGGACTTGGGGGCAATGAACTGAAGGAATACCGGAACGAGGTTCAGGCCGTGGCCGACATGTACGGTAAAGACTTCAAAGAGACATTGCAGGCGGTTAACTCGGTATCGAAGCAATTCGGCATCACGTCACAAGAGGCCATGAATATTATAAAGGATGGTTTTGTGGCCGGTGCAGATGCGAACGGTGAGTTTCTTGATACATTGAAAGAATACCCTGCATATTTCAAAGAGGCGGGTATCAGCGCGGAGGAATTTGTAGCCATTACAGCAAATGCAAGCAAACAAGGTATTTTCTCCGACAAGGGAGTGGATACCATAAAGGAAGCAAATACCCGTTTACGTGAAATGACAACGGCCACGGCAGAAGCATTGGACGGTATCGGTATATCATCGGAAGAGGTACAAAAATCATTGCAGGAAGGAAGTACAACCGCTTTCGAGGTAATGAAAAAAGTGTCTGATCGGTTAAATGAGCTTCCGGCCTCCTCTGCAAAAGTGGGTACGGCAATAGCCGATATTTTCGGTGGCCCCGGTGAGGATGCCGGACTGGAATACATCAAGACCTTGGGAAAGATAGAAACCAACCTCGATGAAGTCAAGAAACAAGCCGGTGAACTCGGTGAATTGGAAGAGAAACAGTTAAATTCACAGATAGAACTGCAAAACGCACTTTCCGGATTGTTCGACAAGACAGGAGGTGATTTTGAACGCATGAAAACGCAAGCCATTGTGTTTGTAAACGAGGGGCTTGCCAAAATAATCAACGGCATAAGTGATACTATAAATTGGTTCAAAACCATGTATAAGGAATCCGAAGCGTTCAGATTATTGTGCGATTCCATTTCCGACATATTTACCGGCATGTTTAAAACGGTGGGCAACCTGATAAATTTGCTTATAGTACAATTAAAATCATTGGGGCGTGTATTGAAAGGCGTGTTTACGTTTGACTGGGAAGAGTTTACGGGTGGGTTGGAAGATTTCGCCATCAATACCACAGAGGTTCTGAAAAAACAGTTTACCCAAGCTAAAAAAGAGATTGAGGAAACGAACCGGGAAATGAAAGACAAGATAGAGCCTGTCACCATTCCTGTAAAAGTGGAGAATCCGGCCACAAAGGACATTTCTGCCAACGATACAACCACAACGGACACAAACACGCTTACTGATAAAGAAATCAAGAAGCAACAGGAAGCCGCCAAAAAACGTTTGGAACAGTTACGTGAACAGAAACGCGTGGAGATTGAAGAAACCCGAAAGGCTGAGGACGAATTACTGAAACTTGTCACGGACAACCAAAAAAAGTTAAGGGAACAAACCCGGTTGAACTATACCCGTGAAATCGAAGACCTGAAAAATAGGTTGGATGAAGAAAAGAACCTCACACCGGCAGCGCGTGAGGCCATCAACCAACAAATAATGGCAAAACAAAAACAGTTTTCCAATGAAATGGCCGCTTTGGACAATGAGGCGTTGCAGAAGCAAATCGAAGACCGGCAAAAGCTTATCACCCTCCAATTACAGGCTGTCAAAAAAGGCAGTGAACAGGAATACGCCCTGAAGCTTGAAGAGTTGGCAAAAGAAAGGGATTTGCAGCTTTCCAACATGCAGGCCACGCAAGAAGAAAAGGATGCCATTTGGGCGGCATGGGCGGCAAAGGACGAAGAATTGAGGATGCAGCATGAGAATGACATCACGAACAAGCAAATGGAAGCCATGCGCCTGCGGCATGAAACGGAGTTGGCACAACTCGGAGAAAATGAAATTGCGATACTGGAAGCCAAAGTTGCACATAAACAAGAAGAACTTGAATCCTTGCACCAGTTGGAGGGTGAAAGCATAGAAGAATTTAACCTTAGAAAAATCGAGCTTCAAAATGAATATGTGGACGCACAAAAGGAGTTGGCCGACAAGGAAGTGGAAATAAACCAAGCAAAAGCACAAGCCATTGCGGCCACGTATGGCTCAATCGGAGATGCCATTGCAAGCTTGGCCGGTGAAAACAAAAAGGCCGTGGCGGCGGCAAAGGTTCTCGCCCTTGCGGAGGTGGCAATAGAACAAGGTGTTGCCATAGCAAAAGCCACGAGCCTTGCTTTCCGGAAATCACACTCCGTGTGGGAATCTATAGCTGCGGTAGCAGCTGCAACTGCAACCATCATCAGTAGCATGGCATCTGCCATAAAGGCTATCAAGTCGGCCAAGATTGGTGGAGATGGTGGAAATGGCAATGAAAACCGTCGTGGCTATGCAAAAGGCGGATTAGTCACTGGTACCGGAAGTGAAACAAGTGACAGCATACCGGCAAGGCTGTCCAATGGTGAGAGTGTAATGACTGCACAATCAACACGTATGTTCGCTCCCATCCTTTCGGCTTTCAACACCATGGGTGGAGGCGTGCCTATTCAGGCTACCCAAAGCGCGGAGCAAGCCATAGGGGAAGACATGTTGGCACGTGCCGTGGCCAAAGGAGTACAATCTATGCCGAATCCGGTTGTCAGCGTGGAAGAGATAAACACGGTAGGCAATAGGGTAAAGGTTATTGAGAATATTGGAACTATATAAAAGCATATCATGACATCATACGAATTATTATCCGCTAACCGGAATTTGATTGAAATAATTGCAAAAAACAAAATTGACTTGTCAAATATCCGATACCTTGAACTGTTTCAGGAATACGCTCGGCTTTCTAAAGAGGGGCACAAACAAGAGTATATCGCATCCTATTTGTCAGAAGTGTACAGTATTTCATCACGTTCTGTTTTTAGGATAGTCAAAAGGATGAAAAAGCACGTTGAAATTTGAAAATATTCTGTTTCTTTTCATTTTTCTCCATAAACCCTTGCGTAATATACAAAAGTTTATTATCTTTGTATTGTCAAAATGATAAGCGATGGAAACAAGAAAATTAACTGATTTAGAAGCCGAGTTCATCGATGCGGTGAGGAATTACAAAAAGGCTTACCCCAATGGAAGCGATGAATTGGAATGGTACATTGAAGGCTTGTACGAGAAACTTCTTGAAAGAGACTAATCAACTTCCCCCTTCCTTCCCTATAAGCGGGAAGGGGGATTTTACAGAAGAAATAACCACTAAAACAAAAAGAAATGGAGACAGTAATGATTAAACGTGAAACAATGAAGCAAACGCTTTCGGACATCCTTTTGGATATTTCTTGGGCACGGCTGTCCGTGAGATATTTCGGTAAAAGCCGTTCGTGGCTGCACCAAAAATTAGATGGAATAAACAGCAATGGCGGTGAGGGCGGCTTTTCGGAATCCGAGAAAGCGGAGTTACGCCTTGCATTAAAAGACTTGTCAGCGCGAATAAATGCGGCGGCAGACCGTATAGAGTAATCCCTCGTTTATCGTTTTGACATAACCTAAAGCTTGGGATTTACTTCACGTGGGCTTTGCTTGATTAATACAAAAGTCAAGTTCACGATTGGACGGATGGATATTTTCCATCCGTTTTTTGTTTTAAATTTGGCATTACTGACAGTACGGTGTCAGTAGAAATTACACCATAAATAATTATATTATAATTATATTTATTAGATTTGCCATAAATTAAATGTTATGGCAAAGTTATTCATAAACAAAGACATTGCAGCCGATGCGGACAAAATGAGGTACTGGCTTTCAGGTGATGATTGTGTTTCATTCAGCGATATTCAGGGCTTTCTATCTTGGATGGACCCGTCTGACAACAGCATCGAAGTAGAGCTTCATTCTTGCGGTGGGGATTGCATTGAAGGATATGCCATTTATGACGCGCTTCGCGCAAGTGGGAAAGAAATCAGTTGCACGGTGGTAGGGCTTTGCGCTTCAATGGCTACCGTCATATTATTGGCCGCACCTATTGAAAGGAGAAAAATGTATCAGCACGCACAATTACTGATACATGAGCCATATTGCCCAAAGGGGGCATTCAATGAAGACCTCACTATTGGAAGTTTACAAGAGAAAATGAACTTTCTCAACCAGGAACGGAACAAGATGCTTTCACTGTATGTAGAGCGGACAGGAAAGGCACAAGAAGAAATAGAAGCACAAATGATTGCCGGTTCATGGTTCGGGAGCGACAAGGCAGTAGAATTGGGATTTATATCTTCCGTAATGCCTGCAATGAGCGCAAAGGTTGAGAAGCCAGTTATAAATAATCAAACAATCAAAACAGAAATGAAAGAGAAGGAAGAAAAGAAGCCCACTGTGGCAGAAGCTTTCCGGATGCTTGGGGTGGCTTTGGGAATATCCAAGCCGGAAGCCTCCGGAATGGTAATTACAACGTCAACAGGTGAAGAGTTGACAGTAGAACGTGAAGAGGGTGAAATACAGGTAGGCGATACCGCATCCCCTGACGGTGAATTTGTCCTTGAGGACGGTCGTACAGTTGTCGTTACTGATGGGGTAATCACGGAAATAAAGGAACCGGGAAGCGGTGGTGAAGACGTTGAAGCCCTACAAAGCCGGATTGAAGAATTGGAACGTCAGGTAAGCGACTTAACCGCCAACGCAAAATCAGAAGACGAAATCCGTATTTTGTCCATGGTGGAAAAGGCCGGTGGAGAATCTTGGCTAAGAAAAGCGGCTGCAAGCCATTATACACCTCCCTTGCGCAGTACGCAAGTCGGAAACAAGAAGCCTGACAGTAATATCTCCACATCAAGTAGCAAAATTGACCGGATGCTTGCGGAAAAGAGAGAGAAATTCAAACAAAGATACAACAAATAAAAAATAAAGAGTATGGCAAAAGAAAGAATTGAATGGGATGACCTTCAAAGTTTAACTCCTGATAATAGAGCCATCCAGTCTTTGAAAGACCTGTTGGTTATGACAAATTTTGTCGATGAAGATTTGGAACGTTTCTACACCCTACGGCAAAATGTACATAACGGCGACAAATTGGGATGGGTTGGAACAATGGAAGATGTGGGTTGGAATGGTTCCGGCTGTAACCCAACGTATAAGAACGCAGCGATTGAATTTGCTGAAAAGGAATGGAGTATCGGTGATTGGCAGATACCCCTCAAATGGTGTTACACAGACCTCATCAATACCATTGCAGAGTATTGTTTAAAGACCGGCACGGAAATCGGTGATTTGACCTCCACAGAATACATGGACGACATTGTTCTTCCGGCTCTCGATTTGGCCATGAAGCACATGATGTGGCGTTTCATTTGGTTTGGTGACAAAGATGCAAAAAATGTCAGCAGCTCCGGACAAATTACGGATGGCATAAATGTGGATTTGTTTAAAACAACAAATGGATTTTGGAAGCAGTTGTTTGCCATAGGTACTGCAAACGAGGCGCAAAAGACAACCATTGCGGCCAATTCAGAAACAACCATGGCATTGCAATTAAGCAAGATAAAAGAATCAGGAGTAGCAATCGGTATTTTCGATGAGTTGCTTGAAAACGCCGATAGTAGAATTTCTTTGTTGGACGATGCCAGTATCTTCTGCACAAAAACTCTCGGGGACGCACTGACACGGGATTTGAAGCGTGAATATAAACTCATATTGGATTGGGAACAAGTCTTCAAAGGCTTGGATGTCGCTGAATACAATGGCATGCCCATTTACCGGGTATCCATTTGGGATAGATTCATTCGCACGTACCAGAATGACGGTACAAAATTGAACCTTCCCCATCGTGCGATGTACGGATCACCCAAACAGCTTTTTGTCGGTACGCCTGCAAATGAGTTGATTTCCGACCTTGACATCTGGTTTGACCGGAAAGACCGTATGAATTACATCTATTCAACCGGAAAGTTGGGATGTTTAATCGGAGAAGACAACCTTTTCCAAATGGCATATTAAAAAGGAGGTGAATCATGGCTATTTGTGATATTCTTTTAAAGGGAGACATTTCGATTAATTGCGACGACCCTATTGTTCCCGGTGTGGAGAGTGAAGGCATCATCATAAACCGTTCGGATATTGATTTTGCAGCCACCACGTTTAATGCCACCCGTAAGAATGTGATTGAAACCCTTGTTTTGAAGTCCAAGAAAAAGGCTTTCAAATGTGCACAATTAGGGAATACTCCATTTACGGGCACCAATGTGGCATTGGCCGTAGGCACTTACCGCAATACATTCACCAATACGGTGAACCTTGTGGTTTTCAACAATGACCCGGACACTTGCGAGCAAATCATTAATGGTTTGGCCAATGGCTCTTTTGTGGTCATTCTGGAGAACAAGTATAAGGGAACGAGCAAGGAAACGAATCCGGGCGATGCAGCTTTCCAAGTGTTCGGTTGGTACCAGGGACTTCGGGCAAGCGAAATAACCAACGACAAGTATTCGGAAGATACTGATGGCGGATGGTTGGTTTCCCTCCAAGAAACAAAGGCTCCAAAGTCGGGATTGTTCTTGTTCAAGACAAGTTACGAGGCTACCAAGGCTGCTATTGACACGTTAACCACGGAAGCTGAGTAATATGAATGCGACGGAAGCCCTGAACAGACTGAATGAGCTAAAGGACAAAAAACCTTTGGCTCATTCAGATAAAACAGAAATCGAAGAATTGTATTACGCCGTATATGGTAGAAATTTCGTGAGAAGCTCATGTAATGACTGTTATTACGATGCCGTGATACAAATGTATTTATATCTAAGAAGCAAAGGTAAGATGAAAGAAAGATGTTTGTATAGCCTAAAAAACGGGGCACTCATTCAAATGGAGTTTGGAAGTGGTGAAATGTACACCAATGCCAATTTGACCGATGAAATTGCGGAAAAATACTTGGCTGCAAATCCGGAGGGTCGTGTGTTCTTTTCCGTATTACCTGACGATTGGATTGAACGTGTTGAAAATCGGAAAAACGGGAATGCAGAGAAAGTCATTGAAGAAATGACCCAAATGTTGGAAAATGGTGAAACAGTTGAAGATGTGAAAGCAAAATACAAAGGCTACATGATTGACGGGAAAAGAATGAGGGTGAAAATTCTGAATGCCTACATAAAGGAAGCACAAAACAGGTTGGAGGAATAAAAACAAACGGGACATGAAGGTAAAAGAACTCAGTAAGAAAAGTTCTCCAAGGATTGACAATAAGTTTATCCAGGCTCTGAATATCCAAACATACGGAGAAGACAACTTGTATCCACAAGTTTTCCGCGATATAGTGCATGCAAGCCCATCAGGGAACGAATGTATTGACCGGCTCGCTGATTTTATTGAAGGAAATGGATTCAAGGATGAATTATTTTCCGAATATGTAATCAACAGGCGTGGCGATACGGTGGATGAGGTGCATTGTAGGATGTGTCAGGATATGGCAATGTTCAACGGAATCTCCTTGCATGTCAATTACAACGTTTTTGGGGAAATTGTAGAGTTGAACCATGTCCCGTTTGAAAATTGCCGATTGACGGAACCTGACGAAAACGGTGTCATATCAAAAATTGCCATACATCCTGATTGGACCGGGAAAAAAACAAGAAATGGCAAGGCTATCCAAGTGAAAAAAGACAATATAGACTACATTGATGTCTTCAATCCTATTAAAGAGGTAGTTTTGGCACAAATTGAACATGCCGGAGGTATTGAAAACTATAAAGGACAAGTCCTTTGGATAACTTTGTTCGGGAACTATGAATATCCGGTAGGAAAGGGAGACAAGGTGGCAACGGAAATGAGCACTGATGAGGGGCTTTCCAATGTAAAATACAGAAATGTCCGCTGCAATTTCATGCCCTCCACAATCATGCTGTCAAAAAAGGCCAATTCTGTAACTCAAACAGAGCTTGATGGAAGTGAATCCATAGATTATGATAATGACGAAGTTATGAACTCTCTCACCAAAATTCAAGGGGACAAGAATTTGGGCAAAATAGTCGAGATAACAGTGGAGGCAGACGAAGAAAAGCCCGAATTTGTCAACATGGATTCCAAAAATTATGACAAGGAGTTTGAAGTCACAGATTCAAGCGTGACAGAACGTATATATTCCGCTTTCGGACAGGAGCCATGGTATTGCATCCGGAAAGGAAAAATCGGGTTTAGTGGAGATATTTTGTCGGACGCTTTTGAGTATTACAATTCTATCGTGTCACGACAACAACGTTTTATAGAAAGGGTGATTACACGTATTTTCAAATATTGGTTTGAACCGGTAAACCTTTCAAACGATTATAGTATAACCCCATTAAGATATGTGCAAAATGGTTCATCTGATAAAAACGAATGAAGTTGCTGATTTGTCCCGACCCATATCCGGACATATAGATGATAAGAAGATTAATACCTATATCCGGGAAAGTGAGGATATAGACCTGAAATCAAGTCTCGGTGACGTGCTTTTGATGGATATAAGGTCTAATCCTGAAAAGTACGATGATTTATTAAATGGAGGTGAGTATGAGGATAAATGCGGATACAAACATACATTTTCCGGTCTTAAAAGGGCACTTGCTTACTATTCTTATGCCAGAATAGTAAAAAACAATGATATAAATGTTACCCGTTTTGGGGTTACATTCAAAGAAGATGATTACAGTGACAAGGTAAGCGTAAAGGAACGTATTTTAGCTTATAATGACGCCTTTTCCATTGCGGATAAATACCTTCATGAATGCGTGTTATTTCTTTCTGAAAACAAAGATAAATATCCATTGTACCGAGGTATCGGTAAAGTAAAAGCAAACCGGATTAAATTTAGAACCATAGGAGACTGAAATATGGATATAGAAGAGATAAGACAAGAAATAGAACAAATCCGGGATGCAAGTAAGCCCGGTGAAAATACGGCATCCCGGGTCGGTGGTGCAATGCTTGATTTACTGAGTTTCACTGACACCGAGTTTAAGTCTTACCTTTTGAATCGCCTGCAAGGCACGGCAGAGGACAGCGACGCGCTTCACGACCCGCACAAGTGGTTGGGGAGCGTGGAGGATGACGGCGGTCTGAACGCGCTGTTGGACGGGCTTCACGGTTCCGGCGAGGCGGGGAAGCCGAAGGCGGGTTTCTTCCGTGGTGACTACGATGGCAGCCCTTTCACGGTGGAGAACGTCCCGGTAAATTATGCGGAGGATATGTGGCTGCAGTCGGTGCGGGGGCGGTTGTCGCCGGTGTATGCAGGTGGTGCCGACACGTACAAGGGGCTGACGCGCAGCTCGGATGTGTACAGCGTCTTGTGGAGGGTACGCGAGAATGGGACGTGGGGAGCGTGGAATTCCTTGACGGATGCCCCTCGTGTGCCGGAAACAGACTTGTCGATGGGTGTCAAGGATGGTGACCCGCGTTCCTGCCTTGAGATTATGCGCACGCGCAAGGGAGGATGCTATTCTGTGACGAACGATGCCGGGCAGGTGACAGGCATAATGATGGTGTTCTGCGACAGTTGGGGACAGCACGGCATGGAACAGGTGTTGCTGACGGACGTGTCGGACTTGGAAGGGGGCATTGTGCACAGTCTCAGTGGGCGCACGCACGTTGACGGCAAACCGATGCTTTACCACCGGTTTTATGACATGAACCGGGAGGCTGAGGGGCGTTGGGGCGCGTGGAAGACGTTCAGCATGGGCGGCGGTACGACAGAGCCTCCCTATGCGGCTTTCGACTTCGGTACCCTTCAGGAAAAAATCGGCAGCGGTCGGACGCAGGATGACTTGGACGCTTTCGGGCTGACGGAAATCGTGTGGGACAGCATAAGGGCCGGGGAAACGATGGTCATCCGCGATGACCAGAACGAGCGTACGTACATCGTAACGGGAAGCTCGGACAACTATATTTCATTTTCCTACGGTATGAATGAGGCTTACGAGGGCTGGGAAATCAAAAGTTCGGGCGATACTTACACCATATCCCGCCACCAGACGCAAGGCGGTGGCGGCGGGGAAAGCATAACAATAGAATAAATTTTTACCAACAATTTAAAAAACAGGAAAATTCATGGCAGCAAACGGTCAAAAACTGAGGGTGGCGGTGACGAAGACTTCCGCACAAGGTAAAGCAGCACAAAGTGCTACACCTAATTTAATGTCTTTCAGTACTGATGAAAACAGTATTTGGTTTAATGGGAAGAAGTACGGAGTGTATGTATTAAAAGAGTTTAATGATATCAATGATGACTCTAATTCACAAGAGATTCAATCTTTCTTGGGAGACTTTACCTATGACAAATGGGAAGAGGCTAGAAATGTAGGAAGCCTTGTGTTTGTTACTGTTATAGGTACGTTGTGTCCTGCTGCTATAAATGTTGATACTGCTCCTTCAGATTCCGATATTTTAGTAAATATATTTGTTAATTCTAATGTCCTCCAGTTACACATCTCTGTACAATATTCTGCTAGTACGGGTTATTCTGCTAAAATACTGTTTGATTACTCTGTTAATCTTAGTGATATTGTAAATTCATTAGATAAGGACTTTTCTGATAAGCCACTTTCAGCCAGTATGGGAAAGAAGCTAAATGATGAAAAGCTTGCAAAAACGGATGTAGTGAACAGCCTATCAGATTCAAGTACTAACAAAGCATTATCAGCAGCTCAGGGTAAGGCACTTAATGACAAGCTTAGCAGCAACAAGATAAGCATTAACTTTTCTGCTATTAACAACACTAGTGATAGTGCCACTATAAAAGGGTATATGGGTAATTTAGATGGTACCGCTCTTGTTACTAAGCTTACCTATGGCGCAACTTTAATTGATTCTAGTAGTGAAGATTGGGTAATTACTCCACAGGAGGTAAGTGCCTCAAAGGTAGTATTTGTAGGGTTAAAGCTTCAATCATTTCGTATATTTACTAAGACTATCACAGTAACTATAAGTGGCAGTAATTACACAAATATGGCTGTTATTACTGCCGATAGATATGTGCCTAATGTGGTAAATAATCTAACCTCATCTGATACTGCAAATGCTCTTTCAGCTGCGCAAGGCAAAGCACTTAATGATAAGATTTCTGCGTTAGGCTCTGTCTATAGAATAAAAGGTAGTAAGACAAATATTTCAGAGGTTTTAGCTTTGACAGATGCAAAGGTTGGTGACGTTTGGAATGTAATTAATGCCTTTACCTTAAATGGTAAACCATTTCCTGCAAGTACTAATATTGTATGTATTACAGCAACAAGTTCATCTGACCATGATGAAGGTAATTGGGACCCTATTGGTGGTACAGTAGACCTAAGTCCTTATGCAAAGAAAACTGAAGTAGAAGAAAGTGATAATGAAATCTGGGAACAGCTTAATGTAGTGGTTAACAAAGATGAAATAGTTAATAACCTTACTTCCACTAATACTGATAAGCCACTTTCAGCGGCAATGGGAAAGAAGCTTCAAGATGAGAAGTTATCTAAGACGGATGCAAACAATACTTATTTAACTAAAGTAAATGCAGAATCCACTTATGCAAAGAAAGCTGATGGAATTTCCCATTATAGCATAGGAGAACTTACAGCGTTAAGTTCTAATCCTACACAAGAACAACTTAAAACAGCTTTAGGGACACCGTCTGCTTTTAGAAATGCCATTGATGCAGGAGAACTAATATTAGTAACTGGCAATGCTAATGTGCAATCTCAAAAATCGGCAACATGTATAATTGATTCAGGTAATGTGATAGTAAAATATCTTCATCCCGGTAATAACGATTGGACTGTAATCGCAAAATGTGTCCCTGCAAGTAGTGGTGATAACTGGGATAATGCTCAATTTAGTATAAGAACTGTTAAACCTTCGGATTCAGCGGGTATTACAATAGAATAAAGCTATGGCAGCGAATGGACAAAAACTAAGAGTAGCGGTAACAAAGACTTCCGCGCAAGGTAAGAGTGTACAAAGTGCTACACCTAATTTAATGTCTTTCAGTACTGATGAGAATAGTATTTGGTTTAATGGGAAGAAGTACGGAGCAACACTTTTCAAAAATGTATTTGGTCTTTCTACTAGTTCGAGTAATAGCCAAATTACAGCTGCACTTGGCGGGTATGCTTTCAGTACTATTTCCTCGATGGTCAACGAGGGAATCCTGTTTTTAAACATCAATAACAAGGCATTGCAACATGTGATGATTAGAGTAGAAAATACAGGTTCCTCGGAGGGGGATTATTTACATATCCAAGGATTTTCTGACGCATCTGATACAGCCTATATAAAAATACGTCATTACAGTGGTAGTTTTAATGTAGCAGGAGCTGTTCAGAGAGATAATATTATATTCAAAACTGATATAGTGAATGAGTTTGCTCCATTGAGTGACAAGCCACTTTCAGCCAATATGGGTATGAAGCTAAATGATGAGAAGTTGGATAAGAAAGATGTAGTGAATAATCTGACTTCAACTGATACTACTAAGGCTTTGTCTGCTGCTCAAGGTAAGAAGCTAAATGACCAAATAAGCAATATCAAAATAAAAATATTTGAAAGCCTTTCTAGTAAAACAGAGGGAGAAGATGTAACGGATATAGTTGGGAAACTAACAGATGATTGGAATTTACATCCAGAGGAGTATATCTTTTATATAAGGGATGACTCTGAATTGTGCATAGCTCCTTGTACCGTTTATTATGAAGCTGAAATGAGGTATTTATCTTACCAAGTTAATGGAACAATATATGAATATGACTGTGAATATACTAATGATATATGCAACCTTGTAGGAATATATACGTTTCATGCAACACCTGACTAAAAATAGTTGTGCAAGAGTTGTGAAAGTTTATAAATGACAAATGATTGGTTTATGAGAACAGATTGGGAACATTTGCGCATGGTGTCGGCATCGGCCATCAGTCCGGTACTGGCGTATTACACCCCGACGAAAGGATTCTTGTTGGCTTTGGTGTTGGCCTTTGCATTCAACATCTATGCCGGCATGAAGGCGGACGGGGTCAGCTTTGCTTGTTGCGAGAACTTTTCTTTCGGAAAGTTCAAGAACGCCTTGGCCGAACTGGTTCTTTACGTGGTGATAATCTGCTTCCTCTTCACGGTGATGTCACAGTGCGGTGACGGTGAGGCTGCCATTATCGTCATCAAATCGCTGACGTATGTGTTCATGTACGTTTACGTCCAGAATGCGGTGAAGAACCTGATAAAGGTTCATCCGACGAATATCGCCCTGCGTATCGTCTACCATGCGGTAAGGTTGGAATTTACCCGTATGCTTCCATCTTATTGGAAACCCATCATGGAGCGTGTGGAACAGGAGCGGCAGGAAGCAAAGGATAAGGAAAAGAAATAAAAAGGGAGGCACGCCGCCTCCCCCTGTTAAACTTAAATATAATACCATGAAAAACATATTAGTTCTTCGGGCGTCCCTCACGGGAGGCGATGGCAAAGTTAAACAAAAAAATGTAGATATGAAAGCGAGCAACACATTGATTGAGGCGATAAAGAGGTTCGAGGGTTTCCGTGGCACGGCTTACAAGTGCCTGGCGGGCGTGTGGACGATAGGCTACGGACATACGGTTGGCGTGAAGCGTGGCGACAAGATGACGGAGGGCGAGGCGGAACGGCAGCTCAGGCGTGACTTGGCAGAATATGAGGCATTCGTGGACAAATTAGGCGTGACGGAGCGTCAGAACAAGTTCGACGCATTGGTGGACTTCGCGTACAACCTTGGGTGCGACGCGTTGGCCGGTTCCACACTTTTGAAGAAAATACGGGCTTGCGCGCCGGATGCGGAGGTGCGTGCGGAGTTCATGAGGTGGGTGTATGCCACGGTGGCCGGGAAGAAGCGGAAGCTTGACGGACTGGTGAAGCGCAGGAAATGGGAGGCTGACAGGTTCTTTAATATCGCGTGAACATGAGAATGAGTGATGAATACTGGCCGATGCTTGACGACGGCGGAGGGGGCGACGGGAAGGGTTTGCCGCCTTGGTTGGTCTTCCTCGTGTTGGCTTTTGGTGTCTGGATGTTGGCACGGGCGTTGGTTTTATAAATTAACAACGGTATGGATATGAATAGATTTTTTAGGGTGTTTTGGCCTTGGCTGATGGTGCCGGTGTTCTGGCTCGTGGTGGGGCTGTCGTTGTTTGCCATGTGCGGATGTACCGGTTCAAAGCATTTGGAAACGGAGCGTGCGGTGGATTATGCGGGACACAGTTCTTCTTTTGAGGATACCGTGGACAGCCTGCGCATGGAGTTGTCGCGTGCCGCCCGGCAGACAATGGAGCGTTTTTCGGACTTGAAGGTGGAGAACCGGATGGTGGTATGGTCGGCACCGGATTCTTGCGGGAGGCAGTATAAGGAACGTGAGAGCCACACGAGCGTTGACCGGAGTGACCGGGAGATGTCGGAACTGGAGGAGAAGGCCATGGCGGATTACCTGCGGCTTTCGCACAGGATTGATTCGTTGATGGAAAAGGTGGATGGACAGTCGTTGGAAAAGGTGGTGGAACGCAAGCTTTCCTGGTGGGAGGAAACGAAGCTGCACTATGGGGGATTTGCGCTCGTGGCCGTGGTCGTTTGTATCCTTATAGGATTCGGGAGGTTTGTGTACAGGCTGAAAAAGTAATGTTTACTCCTTCGGGGACGGGAGTATAAAAAGTCCCCGGCACTCTCTTGTTTACGCCAATAAACAATTAGACAAGCAAAAAGACACTTATCACCCAGTGCCGGGGAAATATCCTCGGTGGGTGACAAGTGTCTTTTTATTGTTTATTGGCAATGCAAAATTAGTAATAAAATCTGTTATGACAAGATTTTCCGGAAAAAACAGGAGAGAAAGTACCGTACTTAGGGATGATAAGGTGCATGAGATTTACGCGGAAATACGTGCGGAACTCGGAGAGTTGACCGATGTAATTTCAAGGCAATACATTTATGAACGAATCAAAATGAAGACAGGACTTTGTACAAAAACAATAGCGTTTATTTTGAATCATACAATTAAACGTAATTTAACAAATGGGGGGGGTAAAAATTAACTTCTGCTTTTCAGGTAATTGTTTCTTTTTTACCGGAATTTAAAAATTCTGCAGTTTTTTATCCTAATGTATTTTTGTGATACGGTTAATATTGGCCGGATTAAATAGATTTAATTATGGATACAGAGAAGAAAGAAATCGTGGAAAAGAAAGTCTACGAGGACGGTAAGAAAGAGTATGCTTCCAAGAGCATGGCCGGAACGGCGTTGGGCTTCGGTATTGCCGGAACAGCTTTGGGCTTGTGGGGTGCATCCCGTAGAAGCGGATTGGGAATCGGTGGAGGAATGCCTGAAAACGTGAATATCAACACCGTCAGTGATGCCATTGCAGGACGTTCCGGTGCGGCTCCTACAGCCTTTCAGGCATGGGAAAAGGAGTGTGAGGATGCCATTGCGTTAACCAACACCATTTGGGGGCTGAAAGTGAACACCATGGAACAGATGTATGCCCACCGGGATACGGACGTGGCTGAAAAGTTTGGCCTGTGGAAGTCTCAAGTGGAAGGAGACTTTGGAAACTATAAGGCTTCCCGTGACCTGTATGACCACATGAGCGAAAAACTGAATACGGCCGCATTCGGACTGTACAAGGGACAGAGAGACTTGTATGACACGCTCAACGAGCGTTACTCGGAGAAGTTCTGTGAATTGGATAAGAAAGTGTATGGCATGGAAATCGCCAACCTTTATCAAAACAAGATTATCCAAATGGGATTGGAAGGCGTTTTGAAAGAAAGCATGTGTTATACGGACCGTAAGACTTGTCGTGCCATTTATGGTGTGGTAGGTTTGCCGAGCACACCGACAACAACGGTATTGGAGGGTGCAAACCCTTTCGGATGCGATTGCGCACGCAGGCAGGGCACAGCACCGACGACGTAAAACCGGCACGCAGGAAGAAGCGTTAGTGGTAAAGCCCCTTCGGGGGCGATACCACTTTCCATTAAAAACCACTAACAAAGATATTATCATGGGAATGTTTGAAAATGACCCGTTATTAGGGAACCGGCCGAGTTTGGAACAACTTGAACGGCAGAATGAAATGTATGCACAGAAATTGCAAGAGTTAAGGAATATGCCTGTTCAACCCGTTCCCGGGCATCAAAGGACATCCACGCCGTTATGGGATGAGATAGACAAGATTGTATCTTCTCTTAACGAGCAGGAAAAATCTGTATTGGTGAACAACAAAGAATATTATGAAAACAGTGTGGCCATTCAGGAAATGGTAAACGCTGAAATCCTTATGCTTGTCAAGGGACGGATAGAATCGTCACCGGAAGGGAAAGCCATCTTGGAACAACAACTTTCGTTCGTGAAGAGGATGTCAAGGGCTGCCAAGGAAGAAACAGCCAAAAGGGACGCGCTGTTCCGGGAGTATATGACGGAACACAGTGACATGACCTGGCAGGAGTTCATCGATATGAAAAACGGGAAACCTAAAAAGAAATAATCATGGAAACATCGGATGTTATAAAATTGAAAGAGGGAATAAAAGAAGCCATAAAAAATTGGACTGGGAGTAAGATTGATGCCCTGTTTCCAAAGAAACCACAAACAAGGGTCATACTAAAGCGTGGACTTTACAATTACCTTGCGAAAGAAGATTTAAAAATAAACAGCATGGTGGAGCGTATCATGCTTTTCGTGGGGGATGAAAATGGAGTGATTGACACAGATGCCGCCATCGACATGCTTATTGACTTATTCAAGGAAATGGATGTGCAGGAATATAAAATTGGGATTATTCCCATTACCGTAGGTAAGGGTGAATTTGTGCTGAATCTTCCTCATAATCCGCTGTTAGACATGCTTGTCGGTGAATTGGGAAAGGTGACAATAAAAGCGGAAGACATACTCGAAATGAAAAAAATGTTTGTGGATACATAATATCTTAATATGCAAGAAGAAGATTATATAAATGAGCTGATTGACAGTACCGACAATATCCCGTATATGGATTATTGCCGGTTGCTGTCGGTTTTATATTGGAATCTCATATAGATTTTTTCCCGTGAATAGGAATACAAAATCTACGCTATTTTATATACAACTTTTTCTTGTTTTTATATAATACATTTTCAGGCCGGACCAAATAGGCTATAAGTTACGCTAAAAATACATGTCAATATATTCATTTTCAATATATTAATATTGGGCCATCTTTTCTATTTGTCGTATAATACATAATCTATTAGCTTTCTGTTGGCTTCATCAACTTTCTTTTGGTCAAAGTTAATGTAGATGGACGTTATACGACTTCCTATCTCATGGCCAAGTGCAGATGAAATGGTTTCCTTTGGTATATCCAAAGAATACGCCAAAGTAGCCCAAGTATGCCGGGCGTAGTATGTTGTCAGGTTCGGAAATATGGGGGTTATTACTTTTTTCCCACCAAGCCCGCAACGTTTTACTTCCCCTATATGCTTTAAATTATCATTAAGCCTTTTTGCATAGTCCTTGTAATTGTCATACCTGTCAAGCACATTTATAAGGTAATTTTTGCCACGGTATTTATTTATAATTTCCATAGCCTCGGGTTCCACCTTTATATCATACATCCGGCCTGTTTTTGCCCGTATATACGTCAATCGGCCATTTTGGAGGTTGTCAGGCTTCAACCTGAACAAGTCCACGGTATTGATTCCTATCAAAAAGAATATAAGTTTGAACATATCTAGATATTGCTCCTGAAAAGGCTCGACGGGGTAACCAAAAAGGGTTCTGAGTTGTTCCACGGTCAAAGAGCGTTTGGCAGTTGGAACACCCCTGATTTTGAATTTACGGAAAGGGTATGCAGTTGTAAGTTCATTATCTATCCCATAATTAAAAACAGCCCTAATGTTACGCAAATGAATATTACGGGCGTTTTTGGATGGTGAGGTCTGTGCAAGGAAGTTTTCAAATGAAGTAAGCCATTCTTTTGTGATATCCTCAAAGTTCAACGAATCCGCATCCGGGCAGAACTTATGAATACGTGAGATAGTATATTCATATACTTCTTTTGTACGTGGATTACTTTTTTCGGATATGAATTTAAGGAAGCTATCGACAAACGTTCCTTTCTGTTCATCTTCTTCATCCGGCGAAAGCATCTTTTCGATATGTTTCTTTATGTCTGACGCAGACATCGAATCTATTTTTCCGCTTCTCATGAGGTCTAAAATGACTTCTTGTGCATCAAGTCTCCTTTGTGATATATATGCGTTGTAGGATGCCCTTCTTGGGTGGGAAATCACCTTTTCAGTACGCACGTCCCACTGCGACGGAAGTAGAGATATACCCAACCCAATAAAAGAAGATGTGTTCTTGTTTCTTATCGCCAATTTCAATGGTGATTCTTCACCTCTTTTGGAGTTTCTTGTATCCAAGTATAGTTTTATCTTTGCCATAAGCACGGTTTTTGCACGGTTTTTACTCTGATATGATTTATATTGGTCTATTTTGTACTAATATTTATTAATTATATAACGTATATACGAATAAAATAAAGCACTGTAAACTTGCTAATCGCTTGTTTTACAGTGCCTTTTCTGATGGTCGGGGTAGCGGGATTCGAACCCACGACCCCCTGCTCCCAAAGCAGGTGCGCTAACCGGACTGCGCTACACCCCGAGACTTGAGAGAATGTGATTTCTCAAAAGCGATGCAAAGGTACGTCTTTTAGACGACATATCCAAACTAAATACAAAAAAAGTGGCATGCCTCTCAAAAGAAACATGCCATTTTCTGATAAATGCCAGACTAACGGTTTAGAATTTGAAAGGCTGGCTCTTTACGTAGATTTTGTAACCTTTGATGCTTTCGGGCGCTCCCTGTTCCACGCGGGGAAGATATTGGAAACCGCCTAATGTCTGCTCTGCGCCCAAATCCAATACGATGTAATGGGGGAACTTCACGTCTTTATTGGTACTCCAATACGTAGACTCCTGAAGGTCGAAAATCTTATCGGCTGTCTTGTTGCCCGAAGAGATGTCCTCGTCGTCGGCGTATGCCACTGTCCATGGCTCGCGGCTGATGCGCTGACCCTTGTCGTCGAGCATGTACCATTCTGCGATACAAGCATATTCGCGGTTGTTATGGGAATTCAAGGCTTCGATGCACACGTAACGTCCCGTTACGGGTTGGTCGAACCGGACTTCCTGCCAACCGTTGCCTGCGGCAAACTCACCGGTCTTGCAGGGCGTTTCGCCGGCCAGATTCAGTGTTTGTCCTTCCTTGCGGTGCGTGTTCGGCGCATCGACGTTCAGTTTGTCGATGATAGGTTTGGACAGGCCTTCAACCACGGTTTCCTGCGGACCTACAATGTCTTGTACGATAATCTCGTTCTCGCCCTTCTTCAACCAACATCCGGGCATGTAAAGCGTCTGTTGCGGACCGATTTTCCAGAAGCGTCCGATGGCGTGTCCGTTTACGTAAACCTGTCCTTTGCCCCATGTTTCCAGGTTCAGGAATGTGTCGCCGGTCTTTTTCAGGTTGAAAGTCGCACGGTAGCATCCCGGTACTTTCTGGTCCTTCAGCGGAACATATTTCATGTCCTTCTGTACCTGATAGCTGTCGCTGAGGGTGTAAATCTGCCAGTTTTTCAAGTTGACGGTCACTTGGCTGCCGGTATTCATGGTGTAGCTCAATTCCACTTTTTCCGTAATGCCCTTGAAGTCCTTGATGGCACGGCCGAAGTTGATTCGTCCCATGGCTTCCACAAGGATGTCCAGTTGGTCTCCTTCCTTCATGGCCGGCAGCAACATGGTCTTCTCATGGTTGCGACGGTCGATGGAGCCGATCAGTTTCCCATTGATAAAGACTTGCGCGAAGTCGTGCGCATCCGTTATGGTCAGGATACTTTGTGTCGGTACGGCCGGAGTCTTAGTGCGGTAAAGAATGGAACCCCATCCTTGGTTGAACGCTTCCATCGTTTGAATGTCCATCGACGCATGAGGTGCAGGGAGGTTCTCAAACAAAGGAGCCACTTCCGTAAACTGTATTTTGGGAACATTGATTACAGGGAATTCTTTGGGGATGGAGGGTAACTTCTTGTCGCTATACCCCGATAGCATCTCTCGCAATTCCATGTATTTAGGAGTGACTTGTCCGGCCTCGTTGATGGGAGCATCGTAATCGTATGAAGTCACGTCGGGTGAGAATCCGGGGCTGTTGGCACCGGCCCAGTGTCCCCAACTGGTACCTCCGTGCGTCATGTAGAGCGAGAATGAAATGCCTTTGTCCAACATTTCCTTCAGCCCACCGACCATTTCCTTGCTGCCGCGCGTTTCGTGACGCCCGCCCCATTTGTCGAACCATCCGCTCCAGAACTCGGAACACATTTGGGGGGACTCAGGACGCAACTCGCCCAACTTCTTGAATTCGTTTTCGATATTGGCGCCGGTACCGAAGTTCATGGTCCATACCAGATCGTCCAGTCCGTTTTTGGTAAAGTTGGAACTCCAGTCACATTGGAACAAAGTTACTTTGTCGAAACCTGAGTCGCGGATGATGTCGCGAATGGCCGAAACATACGGTTTGTCCTCGCCGTACGACCCGTATTCGTTTTCTACTTGCACCATGATAATCGGTCCGCCTTTTTCAATGGTCAAGTCTCCGATCTGTTCTCCCAGTTTTTTGGCGAAGATGCGGTAACGTTCCATGAAGTACGGGTCTTGTTCTCTCAGACGGATGTCTTTCTTCTTCAACAACCACCAGGGCAGGCCGCCCATTTCCCATTCGGCGCATACGTACGGGCCGGGACGCACGATGACATAAAGTCCGTTTTCTTGTGCCAATCGGATAAATTCCGCCACGTCGTTATTGCCCGTGAAGTCGAACTTGCCTTCTTCCTGTTCGTGTATGTTCCAAAAGACATACAGACAAAGCGTGTTCATTCCCAAAGCCTTGCACATCTTGATGCGCTGTTCCCAATAGGGACGCGGGATGCGGGGATAATGCACTTCGGCGGCTTTGATGATGAAAGGCTTGCCGTTAAGGAGGAATGTCTTGTTTCCTACTCCGAAAGTTTCGGTTTTGGCCGCAGCTTCTGTCGGAGTGAAAAGGAACAATCCGGCCGTAAGCAAGGATGCTTTAAGCACGTGGCTGATACTTCTGTTTAAATTCATCATAGAAATCAGTTATTAATGATATGGTTTCTCAAATTTTGTGGGTTCAAAAATACGACACTTATTTTTTATATACAAGTTTTTGAAGAAAAAGGATAAAATAAGAACGAAAACTTTTATCTAACGTTGAATTCCTCATAAAAAAAGGATAACTTTGCATGTTGAATCTTAATATAAGCAAACAGATATGTTCAGGACAAATACTTGTGGTGAGCTGAGACTTGCGGATGCCGGAAAGACCGTGACGTTGGCCGGGTGGGTGCAGCGTGTGCGTAAGATGGGAGGCATGACTTTCGTCGACTTGCGTGACCGGTATGGCATTACACAATTAGTTTTTAATGAAGAAGTGAATGACGCGCTTTGTGCCCGGGCTAATAAGTTGGGGCGTGAAGATGTGATTCAGATAAAGGGCGAAGTGAACGAGCGTGAGAGTAAGAATAAGAATTTGCTGACAGGGGAGATTGAAATCATCGTGTCGGAACTGACTGTACTCAATGCTTCCGTTACTCCTCCTTTCACGATCGAAGACAATACGGACGGAGGGGATGATATACGTATGAAGTACCGCTATTTGGATTTGCGCCGTGTTTGCGTGAGGAAAAATCTGGAACTCCGCCATCAGATGACGATGGAGGTTCGCCGTTATCTGGACAGCAAAGGTTTTTTGGAAATAGAAACACCGATGCTGATTGGGTCTACTCCTGAAGGTGCCCGTGATTTTGTGGTGCCTTCCCGCATGAATCCGGGGCAGTTTTATGCGTTGCCGCAAAGCCCGCAGACTCTGAAACAACTCTTGATGGTAGCCGGTATGGACCGTTACTTCCAGATTGTGAAGTGTTTCCGTGATGAAGACTTGCGTGCCGACCGCCAACCGGAATTTACACAGATAGACTGTGAGATGAGTTTCGTGGAGCAGGAGGACGTGATAGCCCTTTTTGAAGGGATGGCCAAACACCTCTTCCGTACGATACGGGGTATAGAACTCACGGAACCGTTCCCCCGCATGCCTTGGAGCGAAGCCATGCGGCTTTACGGTAGCGACAAGCCGGACACGCGTTTCGGTATGGAGTTCGTGGAACTGATGGACGTGTTGAAAGGTACGGGAGAGTTTTCCGTGTTCAATGATGCGTCCTACATCGGAGGTATTTGTGCGCCGGGATGTGCTTCATATACCCGTAAGCAGTTGGATCAACTGACGGACTTCGTGAAGCGCAGTCAAATAGGGGCAAAAGGATTGGTATATGCCCGTGTGCAGGAAGACGGCAGCGTAAAATCCAGTGTGGATAAATTCTATACGCAGGAAGTGTTGTTGCGCTTGAAGGAGGCGATGAAGGCCGTGCCGGGCGATTTGATACTGATAATGAGTGGCGAGGATGCCATGAAGACGCGTAAACAGTTATGTGAATTGCGTTTGGAGATGGGAACTCGTTTGGGATTGCGCGATAAGAACAAATTCTCTTTGTTGTGGGTGGTGGATTTCCCGATGTTCGAATGGAGCGAAGAGGAAGGGCGCTTGATGGCGATGCACCATCCGTTCACGCATCCCAAGGATGAGGATATCCCATTGTTGGATTCCAATCCGGCGGCTGTGCGTGCGGATGCTTACGATATGGTTTGCAATGGAGTTGAAGTAGGAGGGGGGTCCATCCGTATCCACGATCCGGAGCTTCAGGACAAGATGTTCAAGATATTGGGCTTCACGGAAGAACGTGCACAGGAGCAGTTCGGTTTCCTGATGAATGCTTTCAAATACGGTGCGCCTCCTCACGGTGGTTTGGCGTACGGGCTTGACCGTTGGGTAAGTTTGTTTGCCGGACTTGACAGTATCCGCGATTGTATCGCTTTCCCGAAGAATAACAGTGGGCGTGACGTAATGCTGGATGCGCCTTCTTATATAGACCAAAAGCAGTTGGATGAACTGAATTTGGCACTCGATTTAAAAGATTGAGCAAAAGAAGGATATAGAGAAATATTATAGTTATAAAAATGTGCGAGGGATTATTTCCCTCGCATATTTTTATAATATCCATTTCATGATAACGGAAATGGAATTATTCAGAAGGTGCTTCTGTTGTAGAGTGAAGTGGTTTGCTTACCGGAAATAATTTAGTGAATAAAGTAGGGAAAGGGGTCTCGAACTCCATTGGTTCCCCCGTGATGGGATGGTAAAAATTCAGTCGATAGGCATGTAATCCCAACCGTCCTATCGGATCGCTTCCATTGCCGTATTTTGAATCGCCGACTACCGGATGGCCAATATCTTGCATGTGTACACGGATTTGGTTTTTCCGGCCGGTTTCCAATTTCAATTCAACCAACGAATAACGCTCTCTCGCGTCTAACGTATGAAAATGTGTGACGGCATATTTTCCTCCGTTGTCTGTCGGACTGGAGTACGTTACATACGCTTTATTGTCTTTCAACCAAGAAGATATGGTTCCGCCTTCTTTTTCCATCTTCCCACTGACTACGGCCACGTATCTACGGTCTGTCACGATTTCCTGCCAGTGTTCTTCCAAAATCCGTTGTACCTCTATATTTTTTGCATACATCATCAAACCGGATGTGTCGCGGTCCAAACGGTGTACTACGTGGGCTGTGCATTTGAAATGCCGTCGGGTAAAATATTCATCCAATACGGTTTTGATTGAAAATTGTTGTGCAACAGCGGGCATAGAGAGAATGCCTGCACTTTTTTCAATCACAATCAGGTCTTTGTCTTCATATACAATCTTAACGTATTTGTTTTTCAGCTCATTGTTACGCTTATGTTTGCTTACCCGTACAACCATACCGGGTCGTAATTCATAATTATATTGGGAGACAGATTTTTTGTCTACCGTGATGCCATGTCCCGTCAGAATATCTTTGGCTTTATTCCTGCTGATTCCGTTCATCGATTCCATAATGAAATCCAATAATAACATGGGTTTATTGACTGTAAACTCTATGTATTTTGATGCTGCATATTGTGCACCGGACTTATTTCTCATCTTTTCTTCTGTTTTTTGCAAAGGTAAGACTATTTTTTCAAATACAGGCCTTGTGGTTGCTTGAATCTTGAGATTTAATACCTAACCGCCATTATGTTCTCGAAGACATGTTAAAGCCGTTTATCAACCGTGCGTTGCATGTGAAGAAGCGCGGCGAGTTTGGCGTTTTGTGGAAACGCGATGTTGTGAATTTTATGAAACGTTTACGTTATTATATTAATCAATACAATTTGCAAAATGAAAGAAAAATCACCACAAGTCGTTATGTGTTCGTTGGAGAGTACGGTACAAAATATTTCCGTCCGCACTACCATGCAGTACTATTCTATGATGACCCTGAAATCGCGACCCAGTTGTCCTCGTTTGTGGCTAAGGCATGGAAGTATGGTCGTTTTGATGTCCAGTTGTCCAGAGACGGAGACTGTTGCAAGTATGTCTCGTCATATGTTACTAGCTATGGCCATTGTCCGGCGATATTTCGCTTTCCATGGTCGCGCCCGTTTGCGTTACATTCCTCGCATTTTGGTCAGAGCCCGGATGAAGACGCTTACAAAGATTTGCAATCGCTTGACTACGGAACAGTTAGTAGACGAGTGTACGATGTTGATGGAAAGCTTAAGGAGATTGCTCCCTCCGTTTCGCTTCAATCTGCTTTATACCCCAAATGTTACGGATATAGCGTGTCAGCTGATAACATCAATCTTGTACGGTATAAGCTCTTACAAATCTTGGAGCGAGAAGCAAGAGAAACCTACGGAGTAGTATGTGGCAATGCAATGGATGTTTGGCGCTTTTTTATATCGCGCTCCAATCTTTGGACAGAAAAACTCCCTGTTGGCTTAAGCTTGAACGAATTGTTCAAAGGTGCGAAAAACTTAGAGCTAGCCCTATCAAATGCCCTTTATGTAAGCCAAAAGGTATTCAGGCTTTGCGATAAATATTCGGTGTCCGTTGACACTTATTATTATAGCGTGATTAAGCCTTATTATCAGGACAAAAGCTATTATTTGTTGGTTGATGGCTTGGCGCGCATGGAAGATGACACCCGCCAAGGCCTTTCCGCAAAGCATTTGATTCATCGCTATATGAATTTGCCGGATTGTGAATTAGGTGATTATTTTGGTTGTGGCATAGATGATGCTTTCCGGTATTTTGTTGTTTTGAGCTATTTTGCCGAATCTGTTGGCCTTGACCCGTGGAGTGCTGCCGTCCTGTATTGTGATTATGCCTTAGACCCTCTTTATGAAGCTACTTATATGGAGCAATCACGTTTTTATAATGATTGCATGAAGCATAAGAAGCAGAATGAGATAAACAGATTTATGTACAATTCTAAAACAGAGTTTTGATGTGATAGTTTCGAGTAAATATTTTCTTACAGTGGATAACGAACGTAAGTACGAGGTAGTGAACTTCTATAAGAGGAACCAGTATGTGTTGCATTTTGATGTTCCCGACGGTTTGCATCGTTATTCTACTCGTTACGGTATCAAGCATGGTAACAAGATTTCTTGGTATGCTGACCGTGAGGAGTGTTACAATGCGGCTAATTGCTTGCTTTTGGCTCGTGACGACCGTTTTGAGATTGTTACGGAGCATGTTTTCCGTGAAGTGAGTTATAAGCCAGTGCTTTATCCGTTTTCTCCCCTGTTTGAGCGAAACGATAGGGATTTCCTGTATCCCAAACATAAAGATTTGATAGAGAGTGTAGATACAATAGATGAATTACCCTTTTAAATTTTAAGTGTATGGCTAACATTATGAACATGGTGAACTTAAAGAACAACGTTCACCGTTCCGGTTTTGATTTGTCGCGGCGAAATTGTTTCACTGCGACGGTAGGTGAGATTCTTCCCGTCATGTGTGAAGAAGTTCTTCCAGGTGATAAGTGGCGCATTAATATGCGTGAGTTTATGCGTACTGCTCCGGTTCAGACGGCTACGTTTGGCCGTGTGCGACAGTATTACGATTTTTATTTTGTTCCTTACAATCTCCTTTGGGACAAATGGGAATCTTGGATTATGCAGACCAAAAATGCTTTTCATGCAAAAAGTGTTTCCGCGCCTGTTGATGAGTTTCCAACGCATCCTTATTTATCTATGAGTATGGTTCTTGCCTTGCTTACTAACATGCAGGACCAAGATTCAAAGTATTATTTGGATTATAATTTGGCTTCTCGCCCGGAAGGTTCTCATTTGGTTTATGATTCTACGACGAAGCTATTGCAGTATTTGGGTTATCCTATTGTTAAGTCTACCGGTATTACTGGTGATTTGGCTTTGAACCCGTTCCCGCTTTTGGCTTATCAGAAGATTTACCAAGATTATTTCCGTTTCTCACAATGGGAAGACGCTGCACCGTGGACTTATAATTTGGATTACATTTTGAACAAGTCCGATTTGGTGATAAATATTTCAGCTCTTTCCAGTGGTACAGTGACTAAACAGCCGTCTATGTTTACCATGCGTTATTGTAATTTGGATAAGGATTACTTTAACGGTTTGTTGCCCTCTCCTCAATATGGCGATACCGCTATGGCAGGACCTATTTCTTTGGATTATTCGAATGTTGTAGGGTTGAATTTGAATAGAGATTTGTTTAAGACTTCGGGACGTGCTTTTCTTCCTCTTGGTTTCCAAAGTGTAGATGGTGTAGAAGGTCATAATTATGAGCCCGGAATGCGAGTTAATGATACTGATGCGAATGTTGGAGGTTCTTGGGTTGAGTCTGCACATATTAAGTTGAAAGGTGCTACTCCTTTTACTCTTTCCGGTCAGTCGTCTGTGGGTCTTTCTATCCTTTTGCTCCGTCAGGCGGAAGCTTTGCAGAAGTGGAAAGAGATTACCCTTTCCGGTGATTTGGATTATAAGACACAATTACAAAAGCACTGGAATGTTAATGTTTCAGATGATAACAGTTATATGTGTAGGTATCTTGGTGGTATTGCAAATAACATCGATATCTCGGAAGTGATTAATACTAATTTGGTTGATTCATCTTCGGAAGCCGAAATTCATGGAAAAGGCGTTTCTGCTTCTAATGGTAATATTAACTTTACTTCTCATCAGTATGGTGTCATTATGTGTGTTTATCATTGCAAGCCTATTATTGAATGGAATGCTGATAATGTTTTGCCCCGTATGCTTACCAAAACTAAAGCTACGGACTATGCTATTCCGGAATTTGACCAGATAGGCATGGAATCTGTTCTGCGTGGACAGTTTATTTATAATGCTGCACAAAATTGGTCTCAACCTATAGGCTATGCACCTCGGTATATAGACTATAAGACATCATTTGACCGAATTAACGGAGAGTTTCAGGATACATTGAAGCCTTGGGTTATACCGCATACTATTACTGCTACGGATGGTAATGCCATAACTTATAAGACTTTCAAGGTTGCACCTAATATTTTGGATAATATGTTTGGAGTGAATGCTTCGGAAGCTGACCAGTTCCGGTGTACTGCGTATTTTGATGTTAAGACGGTACGTAATTTGGATAGAGATGGTTTACCTTATTAATGATGTGTTATGAGTAGAGGCGAAAAACTTTGGATTGTTCTTGCAGTTTTTGCAATGGTAGTAGGTGCATGCACTGTGACAGTCCAGATTCAGAAAGACAACTGCAATAGTAGTTTTGAGAATTCTACTACGAGTTCGAATAGTGCGGATTCCGCGAGTGTTGATTTAAATATTAAGTGACATGAGAAAGTATAAGTTGGTTGATACCTCGTATCGTTTGGAAGCTCCGGAAGCTAATCCGGTAGTTATTACCCGTACTCCGTCTCCTTTGGATGAGTTTCAGACAGAGACGTTGTCGGTAGGAAAGGATAGGGAAATAATGTTCATTACTTCTGATATTGCTGTTCTGTTCAATCAGCAGCGTTTGATGAACTTGAATCCCGCTGTTATTCAGGAATTGACCCAAAACATGAAGCGCCAGAAGCCTAACATGAATCTTACTGATGAGCAACTGTTTGGTGCTTTGAAGTCTCGGTATATTCAGAGTAATGCGGACGTCTACGCATGGAGTAGGGCAATACAAGCTGATTTGGATGGTACGATAAGTTCCATAGAGGCAGAAGTTGCTGCCCAAGCGGCTAAAACCGCAGAAGCTGCTGCCGGTAATGAGTCGAGTGAGTGATTTCTAATTTTGTTTGTTGTGTTGAGCGTGGTCGGCCTAAGTGTTGGCCGCGCTTTTAATTTTTGGATTTATGAGTAGAAAAGATAGACAAGCGAATTTGCAGATGAATCAGCAAACGAACGAAACGAATTTGCAGATGAATCGTGAGACAAATGCCGCCAACGAAATGATTAACCAGGCTAACATAGATTATTCCCGTGAAGCTTGGCAAAATGAAGTAGCGTATAATTGGGAAATGTGGAATGCCACTAATCAGTATAATTCAGCATCGGCGCAAAGGCAACGTTTGGAGGATGCAGGTCTTAACCCTTATATAATGATGGAAGGTGGAAATGCAGGTACTGCGTCCAGTTCTTCGGCACCGTCGCATAATCAGCCCCAACAAGTTCCCATGCAAGCCGGGCGAGTTGACCCGTATTATGTGCCGCTTTCCAGTACAGCCCAAGATGTTCAGAATGTCATAGGTGCTGTTGGTCAGTTGGCAGACGTTCAATTAAAGAGACAGCAAGAGATTGGCATGGGTATTCAAAACCAGTATCTGGCGCAAAAGGCAGCAGCGGAGATTGCTAATATTATGGCAGATTCTTCTAATAAGCGTGCCCGAACTGTTGGACAGAATATAATGAATTATGTTGCACAGAATACGTCGCAATATACTATTGAAGCGGCCAAGAAGCAACCTGATTTTATGGATGCCCAAATAAGTAACTTGCAATCACAAGCTGCTTTCAATGATGCTAATAAGGAACTTGCTTTGATGCGAGCCAAGCAACTGCCTTATGAGTTGTGGTTGAAAGCGCAGGATGTTCTTTCTCAGGTTGATTTGCGAGACAAGCAGGGTCGTTTGGTTTCTGCACAAGAAGCGGAGAGTCGTTCTCGTACTGCGTTGAATAAATTGGAAGCGGAGCAACGTATTAAGTTTACCCCTCAACAGTTGGAATTGTTGGCACAATATCAGTTACAGAATGCAGGTTATAGTAATACGAATTCTCGTGTAGCTTCTGAAACTGCTGAAAGTGTGCCTACTTGGTTGCGTGACGGTGGTATTTTTGATAGTGCCTTAGACCGTATTTCGGGTGTTCTTGATTTATTTAATGTTCGTAGATTCTTTAAGCCTAAAGGTGCAGTTCATACGCATTATGATTACGGAACGCGTAATACTACTATAAATAATAGATAATTTTATTATCTTTGTGCATGGAAAATAAGAATTCTATGCCTTTGGTAGTAAAGGTTATTTTGTGGCTTATTGCTATTTGGTTGTTTATTTGTATTGGTCTTCCTTTGATTGCTGTTATTGTTTGTGTGGTATTAGCAATGTTTGGAGTGATAGAGTAGGGGAGTTCATCCCCTACTTTTTGTTTTAATCTCGCCTTCCATCCGGACAGGGGGTATCGGGGGGCTCCCCGATATAGCCCTGAAACCGACCGCACTAATCTCCCCACGCGTGTGCGTAGTGTTGCTGTTGTTCGTGTGCGGACAAAAGCAATGCTTTGCATTGCCCCCGCTAAACACCCGGGGGTTTAAGGGGGGACTCCCCTTGTCATAGTCGAAGGTAACATTTGCCGTGCACCGTCGGGTTTGTAAGGGTGAAACCCTTGCACTTCTTCTATGTTCCTATTGTGAAACCACCACTTTTCTCCGAAGGATTTCGGGTCTCTCACTCCCGAAACAGCCACCCCTTGTCCAACCATTGGAAAAGTGACAGGCAGAAATTTGCCGTTTTATTTGGTTCGTGTTTTGAAAAACCCTATATTTGCCCCGTAATCGTTTAAAAGTGTTCCAATGCCTTGTTTGCATCCGATTAAGATTAAGAACCGTTACGGCGAATATATGGACGTTCCATGTGGACGTTGTTACGGCTGTCTCAATAAGAAACGTTTAAATTTAAGTACAATGACAAAATTAGAAAGTAAAAAACATCGGTACAGCATGTTCGTTACGCTGACTTATGCGCCGGAGTATCTTCCGACGTGCACGATGTCTTCTGTTAAACGTAAGGATGGTTCGCATGAACTGCGTGTCCGGTACACTAGTTCCCGTATGATTAAATATTACGGTACGGACTTCTGCGCTAACATCAGTGTTGCACCTAACCGCCATTATGTTTAATAAGAAAGAAGCTTTTTAATTATTCATTCTACT